AGCGCCTCCCGGTAGTCCGGCTCATCTGCCGATCGCCTAGGTTCGCTCCGAGGGCTGGCCTGCCCATCTGCGCGTGGGCTGGGTTCGCTCCGAGGGCTGGTGGGCGTGTCGTGCTCGTCCATTCGTGTTTCCTGCTTCCTATTGCGTGGCACCCCACCTGGCGGTGTGGGCGGTTCGGCCGGTTCACAAGGTCTGCTCGCCTTGGCCGCACATACAATAGTACCACACAGCGGGATGCTCCAGAAACTAGACGATTTCGCGCACCGGGTTGCGGTGGCGCGTTGTCGCGGACGCGCGGCCTTTCGCGTTGAAACGAGGCAACGAGTCACGCGTTCTCGGACCATTCCGGGGCGCGCCGGTCCGCGAGTCGGAGGCGGAGCGAGGCGTGTCGGCTGCCGCCTGGCAGGGCGGGATACATTGCAAACAATGCACGCCCGTCGCGTTGCGTGAGCGTGAATGCGTGCATACATATGCGCCGGGGCGTATGCCGGGTGTCCCACTCACCGGTACGACGGGGCGTTGGGCGGGCCGCGGATCGTACCGCTGAGCGGGACACGGAGTGGGCAGAGGACCTGGCAGAGGCGGAGTCAGGGCGCCTGCTGTACCGCTGAGCGGGACGCTCGACGGAGGGTGGCCCAGACCTGCGACAACGTTGCCACCCGATGCCGGCGCCGTACCGCTGAGCGGTACACTGACCGTGCCGCTGAGCGGTACGCGTGTCAGTAGTACCACTGACGAAGTGGATCTTGAAGCCCGCGGGGCGTGTCAACCGCCCGTCACTCTCTGTCACACCGTTCGATCGTTCCACGGTCTCGCACACGCGTTCGACTGTGAGCTTGTGTGTGACTGCTGGCGGGTTGCCCGCTCACTGGGTTGGCCGCGTGCCGCGACAAGTGTTGGGCAGCACCACATCTCGAGGCTGGGCCGGTGAGATGTGGTGCGCGCCAACCACTTTCACGTGTTGCTGAATCGGGTGAGGTTCGCCTCCATCCTCTGCCAGTGTTCGTGCAGGTCAGCCACTGGCGCGTCGTCCCGCAAGTCCTGCAGCAGTAGCTGTCCGTCCGCGCTCAGCTCGACCACGATCTCGCTCTGCGCGGGGGTCCGGCCGGTCACACCGGGCATGGCATTCCCGTCGACAGGTGACGCGACAGGGGGCCGCTGCAGTGCCGCAGGGTGATCGCGGTCCCACGCATTCGAGGCGTTCAGGTCATCGGCCAGCACGCCAACCAGCCCGTCTACCCGGGTTTGACGCGCGCTCACCGCCTGCGGGCTGTCGGTTGGCTGCTCTCCGACGCGCTCCGCGACGAGCCGGCGGTAGTCCTCGCCGATCACGAGCACCCACTCCTGCGCGGGTGTGCTGGCGGTGGCCAGCCCGTACACCGTGTAGCTCCTGCCCTCGCCATTGCCGCGCGAGGTCGCATCCCAGTAGCAGGGGAGCATCTGGCCGGGGCCGCTCCCGTCCTCGAGGTTGCACGCGGGGAGCTGCCTCCCGACCGGTACGGCGAGTGCCGCTCGCACCGCCTGATACCCCATGTCCTGCGCGACTTGACCCTCTGCCGCCGTGGGCGCGAGTTGCCATCCACCTATCGCCGTGCCGGCGAGTGCACCTGCCGCGAGCGCGGCGAGAATGATCTTGCCGGGTTTCATGCGGGCACCGAGATCACTGGCACTGCGTATGCCGCGACGTGGGACAACCCCGAGGGGCAGGTATCCCTGCCCGTGCTGTCCACCCATCCGCCGGTGTGCACGCCAACCACGTCCAGCCCGCAGGCCAGACACCACTCATTGCTGCTGTCGAACATCTGTTCTCTCCCAAGATCGCGCCGTGTGAACCGGTTGGTTCGTCGGGTGGCCACCCTTCCGAGTGGCCACCCTGCGTACCCGCCGGGTCACTTGGCGGTGGCTGCCACCTTCCGAGGTGCGCGCTTCCGCGGAGCGGGCTTGGCCGCCTGCTCCTGCGCGATGGCCGCCTCGACGGCCGCCTCGTCCGTGGACTCGTCAACCACTTCGGCTGCCGCCTTCGCGTCCTCCTCGTGCACCGCGAGTTCACGCGCGAACTCGGCATCGACCACGGGGGCCTCGGCGGTGACCTCGGTCACCTTCGGTGCCACCGGGGCACCCTTGAACTCGATCACGCAACGGACGCAGAAATACCTGCTGCGATCCTGCCCCGCCTGCTGGATCGCCACTTCCCGCGCGAACTCGGCCTGGAGCCACGCGAGGTCGCGCGCTTCCGTCTTGACCTCTGTCTTGAAGCACGCGCTCCCATCCGCGTGGACCTGGGTGTTCTTGTCATTCCACTTCCGCGAGCGGACGGCGGTGACCCCCGGACGGATCGCGCAGTACGCGAGCACGTCCCGGTCCTTGAGGACCTGCCCACTGGCGAGGGTGCGCCATGCCGGCAAGGCCGGCGTGGTCGCTGCCGGAGTCGCCTCCGGGGTGACCGCCTCGACGGTGGGGGTGGTCTCGGAGACTGCTGCGGTGTTGATGGTGCTCATGGCTGTTGACCCTTTCTAGGTCTGATGCACTCGGCGGTACCGGTTGGTCCCGCTCGGCCGTACTACTACAGTCTGACAGACTGCAAGGTTGCTGGCAACCTGGCAGCGTGTGACAACGGTCACACGCTCCCGGGAAATCAGCCGCACCCGCAAACTCCGTTTTTTGCCCGCTCCTGAAAACACACTCGGCAAATCTGGCCGCGCACAGTGAAATGCTGCCTCTCGATTTCCCAGTCCGAATTAGCAACCATGCCGGGAAACCACTTGCGCACGATTTTTTCCTCTGGCAAATTTGCCGCCCACGCTCCGAATTTCGCGCTCATGCGAATTTTCCCTTCCCGGTTTTTCCCTCCCCGCTCTCTGCGGTAAGACAACTGTCCCACCCCAGTCTGAGATTCGCACCTGCAAACGATGTGCAACCGGTGTGAACGGTACGACGGATGTCACACGTGATCGGAGCCACATTCGCGTGACTTTCCGCAGGTCAGCGGGTATAATCGCGGGTGCGCAGGTCGCGCGGTGTGACAGTCGTCCGACTCGTCGAACACTTGTTCGCGCCGGCAGGGCAACGCCCTGAGATGGCCCAGGACGCGCCGAAATCCGCCTCCCATCCGGTCACACCCGGGGGGCCACGCTGACCCACAGGGCGCGCTCCAGGGGGCCGCAGATCGCCTCCCACGCTCGCCGGATGCCGGCCGGGGAGGGCCGGGAATGTGACGCCGGTCACATTCGGAGCCGGGAATGTGACCTGGGTCACCCGAATCCGAGGTCGGAGATGTGACGCCGGTCACCCGGTCAATCGTTATGTTTTCCAAAATCGGAACCCGGTCGATCGTTATGTTTTCCAAAATCGAGGCGGAAACCCGGCCGATCGTTATGTTTTCCAAAATCGGAGCGAAAATGCGGCCGATCGTTATGTTTTCGCGGCGCGTTGCGGCGCGTTGAAATTCGGGGCGGGAAAGTTGTCGCGCGGCGACGGAACGAGGCGTTCGCATCGACGGGCGTGGTCGGAACGTCGATGGACGTGGCCGGGAAGTGATCGCTCGGAGCGGAGACGATGGCGAGTCGTGAACCGGCGTGATCGTTATGTTTTCGCAGGCCAGGCACACGACGCCGCGAGTCTTCGAGCGGATCGCAGGACGAGGCGTTGATCGGGTCGTTGCCGGCTGCCGCGAAGGCAGTGCTCGACCGGTGACGTGGCGACTCGCCGCCGGAACGATAGCGGGTCCGGGTATTTCGAATTGCGTATAGCGAATTTAGGTTGGAGCTTTTCCGTCGGCCGCCGGGAAGTTGAAGGAGTCAAAACGTTTTCGCTTTCGGAGCCGAGACGTTGAGAAAACTGTGGCCGAAACGTTTGGAAAAACGTCGACCGAAAAGTGGTCAAAAATGTGGCCCGAAAAGTGGCCCAAAAAGGGGCTGACTGACAACGCCCAAAACATTGTCGACAAGTCGTCGGCCGAAACGACGCGACAAAGTCGTCAGCGAAAACGAGCGCGTTTTACCGAGTGGCTCGACGGCGACTCAAATCCGTCTTGGCGGTCTGGGTGATATTTCTGTTGGCCAGGGCGGCGCTCCAACCACCGGCTGGTCCGATGACGGTGCTGGAGCCGGGGACGGTCACCTGACCGCGGCCGCCGGTTCGCAGCCGAGTCAGCGCCTGCGTCAACGCGTCCACCTGATCGTCCGACGAATCGTGCGGGAAGTTTCGCAATTCGCTGAGCAGATCGGTCACCCAGCCGTTTCCGGGGTCCGCCGGATGCGGCAGGTAAACGTTGCCGGACTCAGCCTCTGGCGTGATCGCTCTGGCTCGCGCTTCCTTCCCGGTCACCGGGTTGATCGGTTTGATCCCCGGGATCTCGGTCTTCAAGGTGTCGATGATCGCCGGACCGTTCGCCTTCTCCTCCACGAGACGTTCATGCACCAGATGTCCACACGGACTCATGATCGAGTCGCTGGTCGAGGACCACCGCTGCATCGCAGCGATGCTCTGAGTGAAGCTCCACCGGCCGCGCACCTGGGCGATCAGATACCGGTTCGCCCGGAGCCTGACCCAGCGCTGGCCGACAACCCAGTCGCTGTCGCTCACACCCTTGAAGCTCATGTCCCACGAGTCGAGCCACTGGCCGCCGACGATGTTCTCCGGGTTCAGCCACACGACGCGACCGTCGTCCGTCTCGCGGCCCTCGTACGTCGTCCAGAACCGCCACCAACTGGAGTCGAAGATGGCGCCCTTCGCGGGTGCCGGCCGTTGCTGGTACATCGCGCTGAACGTGTAGGTGCCGACGGTTCGCTTCACGTCCGACCACCGGTTGATCGCCTGGTCCGCCGTCTCCTCGATCAGCGGGGAGTACAGCGGCTCGCCCTCGACGCGCTTCAAGGGGTCGTCCTTGGTGTCCGCGATGGCGGGGAGGCTGATCTTCTCCCAGGCCCGAGGGTCACCCTCGAAGTCCGTGCTCAACAGCCGCCCGATGAAGTCGTCCTCATGCCACCGCGTCATGACGACCAGCACGAGGTACGGAGGTTCCAGCCGGGTCAGCGCGACACTCAACCACCAGTCCCACAGCGCGCTCCGCGTCGCCAGACTGTGCGCCTCCACGAAGTCCTTCACCGGGTCGTCAATGATGAGCACCCTGGCACCGCGACCGGTGAGCGCACCACGCACCGAGGCAGAGAACAGACCGCCACCTTCGAGCGTGGACCACTGCGTGCCCGCTCCACCGTCCCGCTCCAGGGAGATCCCGAGGTCCGGCTTGTCCTCGATCAGTCGCCTGGTCGTCCTCGCCCAGCCGCCGGTCAGTGCGCCGTCGTACGAGGCGGTGATGATCTTCCACTCGGGGTGCCGACGAAGCATCCACAGTGGTGAGTACAGGGACAGCAGCGTGGACTTACCTGCGCGGGGTGGCATGGACACCGCGAGCATCCGGTTCTTCCCGCGCTCGACATCGTGCACGGCGTTCGCCAGCCGGTCGCTGAGGAACTTGGTGTGCGGCCTGATCACATAGTCCGAGTCAAGCTCCTGCGCCTGCATCGCGGGGTTCGTCGGGATCCCGATGCCGTGCTGGATGCGGTAGTTCCGGGTGACGGTGGCGATCCGGTTGATGAGGTCGCGCACCTCGGTGTCGCTGGTCGCGTGCTTCGATGCCTCCCGCAGCCCGGCCACCAGCTTGGTGAACTGCTCCGGGGTCTGGTCATCCTTCATCGAAAACGGTGACCTGTGGGTCGGGGTCTGCGTCAACTACCGTCGCCTCCCCCAACACCACTGATTCGAGCGCGGTCAAAGCCTGCTCCATCTCTTGCCGAACGTTAATCGACAGGCTCACGCGCGTGGGCTCATCGAGTCCGTTCATCTTCGCGCGCCGTTGGCTGATCCGGAGGAACACGTCGATGGACTTCAAGTCACCGGCCAGCACCTGACTCCAGATCGCTGTCTGAGCGCGGTCGAGTCTCGCATTCTCCAGAGCACGCAGCTCATCCGCAGCGTCGTTGGCGACCTTGCTCAGCAGGCGACCGATCAGGGCCTGGGCAGTGCCGCCGCTGATGTCGAGGCGCTCACCGATCTGGTCGTAGGAGAAGCCGGCCATGAGCAGCGAGAGCGCCTGGGCTCGACGCTCCTTCTGCGCCCGTCGAGTGCGGGTGAGCGACGAGCCGGGGTTGTCCTCCAGCCCGCCTTCGAGAACCTGCAGAGTCTCCTCGACGGCGGCGCTCCTCGACTTCGGCTTAGCCCGCGGCTTCGTCGTTGCCATCGTCCACCAGCTCGCGGAGCAGTGCCTTGCTCACTCCGGGCAGACTGCGGGTCCGCACCGGGAAGTGGTTGTCGCAGGATGGGCAGACCACCTCGGTCGTGTGGCCCGCTGCCGGGTCGCCCTCGGCAACCTTGCTCACCTTGTCCGTCGCATCCAGCACGTTCTGCTCGGTGACCGCATCAGAGATCTGACCGATCTCCATGTCCATGTCGGGGAAGAACTCCTCGATCAGACTGACCTCGAACTCGCGCAGCTCGGTGACCAGGGCGTCGTGATCCCACGAGGTCAGCTCGCCTGTGCGGTTGTCGATCAGCCGGTACTCCTTGGCCTTGGCCTCGGGGAGATCGGTGATGTAGACCGGGACGCTGGTCCACCCCAGCTTCTTCAGGGCCTGCAGCCGGGTGTGCCCGACGATGATGACGTTCTGCAGATCCACCACGATCGGCTGGACGTAGCCGTACAGCTGGATGGACTTGGCCACCGCGTCGATGGCGTTCTGCGGGATGCGCCTCGGGTTGCGGAAGTACGGCTTGACTC